GGTTTTCTTATAAACATATAATGTTGCGTCACGCGACGACAACTGTAAAAACATCTTCTCGTCCTCCGATATTTGACCAACAAATTCGACATAAAAATAAAATGATTTTTGACAATGGAAATAAGTCAAGTCTATATTTTTCGTGTAATAAAAAATACTATTAAACACATTTGTTATTGTATCTAAGCCTCGCGTTATAATGAATTTGGTAAAATTACTGTTTTTAACCTTTATATTTTCGATAATAAATTTGAAATACTCAGCAATCAACATATAGTATTTTTCTGTAATTTCGCTTGTTGTATTGTCTATATTTTTCCTGTAATTCTCCGAATTTTGTAATGAAAAATTGTTGTCCTTATTTATTGTTGACGTTTTCATTTTTGTTTATATCATAGTATATTTTAAAATATTTAAATTAAAACATTTTTTAATTATAAGTATTTAAAGACTTTAAATCTAAAATTATATAAAATGTCAGAACAAAAACCGACCCCTACCCAAAAGACAGATGCTGGTTTGAACTACCGTCTACCTTCCGATGTGACTATGAAGCACGCCGCTAAGCTTGCCATTGTTGATGATAAACCCATTTTGCTTGATTACTGGACTGCTTCTCTCGATAAGAAGGCACTCATTGGAGCTAAGGAGGCGACCGGTGAGAAGCTATTGGTTAAGAGCGAGGACGAGTACACCTCGACTATTGCGAAGTTCTACAAGTCTGGAACTGAGTACATTGTCATTACTGAAAATTCCATTTACATTGTGTCTAATGAGATTCCTACAAGAAAGATTTCTTAAATCTTAAACTATAAATTATTTTATATTATTAAAATTTTATTTAAAAATATAAAATTAATGCTTTCTTGACTTCTTATATCTGCTTGTTTTTCTTGATTTTCTTGTTTTCTTTGTCTTCTTTGTTTTTCTAACCCTTTTTACAGTTTTTCTTATTTTTTTATTTCTTTTTTGCTTTCTTGTCTTTCTATTTCGTTTACCACCTTGTTGGAGGAACGCTTGGTTATAATTTACTTCTAATAACGCTGTCAAAAAATCTAAAAAACATTGGATATAACGTTGGAAAAATTGGAAATCGGGATTTATATATGGAGCATTATTTAGTTATTTTTATTTTATAAATATAAGGCCATTTGTATTCCCTTTTCTTCGAAACCTGATTTAGTATACACTCGTTGGATTTCTTCGGCGCAGTCCAATATTACTTTGTAACAATTTTTCTCTCTTGCTTCCTCTTTTAAAAGATCTAAAATATCTTGACTTACATTGAAACCACGGTAACTCTTTTTCACAACTACGTCTTCTATGTGACCGACATTTTTACCACCGTGTATTATTTTTGGCTCTATAATTATGGTACCTGAGCCCACAATTTTGAAACCTGGAAATGGTGGGTTTTCTAAAAAACAAATAATAATAGCACCCATTTGGTTTATCTTTTGTATATTTTGTAAAAACGCGACTGTATTTAATTTAGATACTTCTGTCAGTTCTGATAACAGCTCTAAATAACTGTCTTTAATTATTTCGATGTAATCAGGAAACCTTTCGATTAACACAGATAATTTATTGAATTTAACGGTTGTTGTCATTATCCACTTTTATAATCCACTTTTAGAAAAAGTGGAGCAAAATAACTAATTCCAAATTTAAAAATCCACTTTTTTTAAAAGTGGATATATATATAAGATGTCGGCTTTTGGTTCAGGACCTTCTAATGGACAATTTTGGTATGGAAGTCAAACAAATTTCCCCGGATTTTTATATAAGAAAAACGTTGGTGTAGGCGGTCGTCGCAGCACCAAAATGGGAGCCGGTGGAAATATTACTTGCAATAGTGCTACTTATTTATACAATAAATATAAGCCTGGAACAGGAGGTGTAGGAGCTTCTTCGATTGCGACTCGTCGTGCGAAAAATAGGCTTGCTACTGTATGTACTGAGCAAAAATGCTTTCCTTGTTATACAACACTTGGACAATACAGTAATTACACTCATAACCCGAATGGGTTTATTCCTTGTCCTGGAACTGTTACTGTAAATTCTGTTACTTCACTTCGTAGTCCGTTGCTTTAAAAAATCTTTAAAATAATTAATAATATATTTTATTAATTATTCATTTATTTTGACACGAATCCGGTCATATGATTAGATATGGGTTGAAATTGTCCAGTTGTAACTTGAGCTGGAGGATTATATGGTCTGTAATAGTGATTATCAAATTTAGCATTTGCGTCATAAAATTGCACACCCGGTGGCGCGTTATATGAGTAATTGTAGTTTGTAGTTGGTCTAAACCCTGCGCTAACCGGTGTTTGAGCCGGATTTACATTTAAGAAAACCATATTGTTATAACTCTTTTTTACTGCGTTGGGATTTGTGTTACACTGGGTAACATAGTTATACCAATAGTTGCGTGTTACTCCAATGCTTGGTGCTGTGCCCATTTTCATCGGTCCTGAAAAAGTATTGTTGTCAATATTGTTGATATAAGACTGAATGCTTCGAATTCTTCGTGGTCTGCCTGCCATTTATATATATTATCCACTTTTTTAAAAAGTGGAGCAAAAAATATCCTAAAGGTATATAATTAAATATTTTAAATAATTAATTATAAGTATAAGCCTTTTTTGGGAGTCGAACCCAAGACCTTGTGCTTACAAGGCACATGTTCTACCAACTGAACTAAAAAGGCATAATGGCAATAGTTTATTACTCTATTACATATTATTACAATATTTTATCTTTAAATACTTTTCACAAATATATTATTATTTATAATCTTGTAAAGAAGCCGCGTGCTTAATTACTTGTCCTGGTTTTTTTCCTGCTTCCATCAATAGCGTAATTAGATTATCGATTTTTTCATCCATCATATCATCATCTAAAACAAGCTCTCTTTCAATATTATTTAAAACGGTAATTATTTTAGATTTATCATTTTTAGTTCTATATTTTTGTCCTAAATTTAATGTATTTTTTAATCCTTTCAAGTGAGCAATACTTTGTATGTAATCCAATGAAGCATAGACTACTGGTGCGGGTCCTCTTGTTCCAGGTGCTGGAATTGGGTCAGGAGTAGTAGGTATCGGTTTTGGAGGAGTAGGAGCAACAATAGGAGTAGCAATAGGTAGTAGTTTAGGAACCAATTTGCCAGTAGTAATAAGACTTAATACATCATTTTTATGATTATCCCAATCATCAATACCATCCTTTATCATATTGCCATCCTTTTCATATAATTTACAAATAATCGGTTTAATAATTTCTTGAATTGTCTTTGGAATTAAAGGGTGTGCTTTGCTTAAAGATATACTCGATTTTTGTGCTCTAATATTTATATATTGTGTAGTTTCATCATTTATACCAATGGCAAATCTAAAATGTGGAACACTTCTCTCTTGAAAGCCTGCTAAAATATTAATTAATTTATCTCTGGCAAGATACCTACCATGATAATAAATATATGCTTGCTTCATTGATTCTAATGTAGATGATTCATTCATCAGCACAGTTTGTTCTTCAGCTTCATCTTTACTAACAAATGATAAATACATAGGTATGTGACCTACAATATTCTCATCATTCGAAATAATTTCTGATATATTTTTATCAGTTACCTTATTTATTTGAGTCGCTTTACCATCTGCTGTTATTAAGAATTCCTCATCATAATTGTCTATCGAGCACCTGTTATAAGTTTTTCCGTCTTTTTCATAAAAGTAATTAGTAATAGACAATACCTTTTCAGACATTAAACCAAATGTTTCATCGATAATACACGAATGATCGTCATAATCTTCGTCGGTTTCATAAATAACTGAACCTCTCCCTAAAATAAAATTTTTCTTACAGCTTTCTTGATTTATAGTTCTGGTAACGCAGGTATCAACATCAATATATTTAAACTCTTTATCACCACTAAAACCAGTAAGTGTATTATAAGTTATGAACTCCGCCTTAGAGAGAATTTTCGGCATTTCTGATATCATTTTTTCATATCTTGCTTTATTTTCACCTTCAAATGTAAAGACCTTTAACACACCAGTTACCGTTTTATCATCAAAATAGCGCATTATGTGTTCATTATTTTTAAACAATCCTTTAACATATTCAACATTGTCGCTATCAAATTTATCACTATCTGGCTCAGGCTTTCTAACCAATCTATTAGGTCCTTGTCTTATATTATTATTTGCTATAGTCATATCCATATTCGGTGTTTTAACCAGTTTTACTATTTTATTGTATTCAACATTTAGCTGCTCATGTTTTCTTCCGACATTATTTTTGTTACATCGTGAGAAATACAATGTCCTATCGGCTTGAAAGAATGTACCGGCTGCTAATTCTCCAGCAATTTTATTACCGATTTTGCCTCCTGTTTTAATTTTCAATCCATCGCCTTCTCCAAATAAATGCCATATGTTTGGAATTCCCGGACCATTGTCCAATATAGCAAAACACGTGTTAGTGTCACTTTTTAACACATCAATTTCGGTAGCATCAACATCAAGTGGATTATCAAAAGTCACCTCATTGTGTGCAGTTTCATTATTATGGCCAGCCGATTCACCGGCAAGCTGATTAATTCTTGTGGAAAATAATTGTCCCGATTGTTCGTCCATTTCTGTATAAGTAATAATATAGCCATATGTCTAAATTATTATTTCAATTTTTTTATAAAAGAACTTAAAGGAAATATATATTATCAAAACTACTTAAAGAAGTTAATATCTTCTCATAGTTCGGCGTCGTTTTTTTGTTGAACGCCTTCTCCTTTTACGCGACCTTCTGCGTCTTCTTTTAGAGCCGCCTTGATCACTTTGGTCACCCCAATTCTCAACATTTGTAGTTACATTCCATTGTTCTTCTTCTTTTGGCTTATCTTTTGTATCTTTTGTATCTTTTGACTTATCTGTTGACTCCTTTTCAGACATTTATATATTACATCTATATTTTCTCCTAAAATTCGATTTTTTTCAACGAAGCAATCACACTTTCACTCAATTTTTCCGGAAATTGTACGTTAAATTCGATAACCATATTACCCTTATGACCTTCACGCTCTAAACCCATATTCGGTATTATCTTGCGGAAACCGTGCGGGATTATATTACCCGAGTTATTATTTAACGTGTAACTTTTTCCGTTAATATAAGTTATTTCGAAAGAGAACCCACACAGCGCATCTTTCAAGTTAATACTTTTCTCCAACACTAAATCAAGCCCTGCTCTTTTAAATATCGAATCATTCTCGATTTTGACAAAAATCTTGATATCACCTTTACATGTTTCATTGAGCACATTTCCTTTATCCTTTAATAAAATCAGCTCTCCATCATCAATCCCCTTTGGAATAGTTACATAGATAGTTTCTGACTCGAACACTTTCATTCCTTGCTCCATTATCCAGCGCTCGATTTCTAAAGGAATGTTCGCACCCGTTAAAACCTGCGATATTTTGATATTAATATTTTTAAGTATTGCCGTGGGTTTTTGCATTTGTTGGAAATTCATTGGATTACCAGCTTGAAAAAAATGGATTTTGGTTCCGGGTGGCAAACCTCCCATACTGTGCATACCTGGCATACCTCTCATTTGCATTCCAGGGAATCCTCCCATATTCATTCCTCCCATATTCATTCCTCCCATATTCATTCCTCCCATCTTATCGATATGACCAGGGAATCCTCCCATACCCATTCCTCCAAACATCATATTTA